CAGGAGCTTAATTAATCTTTAAAGGGGCGAAATTAGTTCGCCCCTTTATCCTAGTAAAATAGTCACGGAGACTGGCTAGGCAGACGGTATAGAGACGACGTGACAAATGGCCTATACAGCCAAAGGAGTACAAATGGGTACAACAACTTTTCAGGGTCCGGTTAAAACGGGTCCAGTAATTAGCGGAGCCACATCAGGTGGTTATCGTGGTAAAGATTTAACAGACACTAACTGGGTTACCAACTCATTAGCTCGTTATTTTCAAGAACCAACAGCTGCAGATACAGACGGTATTTGCGCTACACAAACAACTTCAGCGGCAGCTAACTTGACATTAAACGGCGCTTTATGTGCTACTGTTAATGGCAATTCAATTTATGCACCAGCTCTTGGAAGTGCAGTTTCAACAACTGCTGACGGAGCGTGGGCAAGAAAAATTGGCATTACAAGTGATGCTAATGATTCAGGAATCACCTTCACTGTCACTGGAACAGATGTTAATGGAAAAGCTTTAAGCGAAACTATAACAGGACCAAATAGTGGAACTGTTTATACTACTGATAGCACAGCAGCTAACTTTAAAAGTGTAACTAAAGTTGCTACAAGTGGAGCTACCACTGGTAATATTACTGTGGGAACAGCGGCTGTGGCAGGAGATGTTTACTGCAGAGCGTTAGGAACTATTCCTTACCAATCTACCATTACTGGTATTAAGGTATGGGTGGCAGAAGCGTTTAATGCTGGAACAGCAGATCCAATGGAAATTGGAAAATCTGATGATCCGGATTATTTAGCAGACATTGCTACTGGTGTTATGCGTGCAGTTACAACTACTGGTAATACTGGTGGAGCTGTAACTGTGGATGCTACACAAACTGCAACGTGGAAAAGTGTATTTCAAGCAGAGACTGGTTCAGACGGAGTTTCTTATAACTCAGATGTCCAAGTAGTATTGACTTATACTCCAACTGGAGCATTATCTACTGCTGGTCAAGCATGGATCAAGATTGACTTTATGCAAGGTAAGAACCTTGCTTCAGGAGATACTTGGTAAAATAATATAACCGTGGGTGGGGAGTAATGGCCCCACCCTTGTACAAGGGGAATTAAAAATGGCACAATACGTAAAAAAATTATTTGATGGAGATAGAAAAGCTATCTTTTCATTCACCGCTAAAATAGCATCTACTACAGCTGAAACATATAAAGTTGATGCATCAGCACTTAATGCAAGAGCTGATGGAACAGCTTGTACTTATGTAAATATAAATAGAATGTGGTGGAGTTCTAGTGTAACTGCTCCTGCTAAACCACTTATAATAGAGTGGGATAACAGTGGAACAAATCCAGTTGCATGGTCTTGTAATCATGCTCAGGATATGGACTTTGGTTCTATAGGAACGTTACAGAACACAAAAGCAACTAACTATTCTGGCGATGTTCTGATTAACTTTTCTTCTGTTACTAACGATGATACTGCTAGTATAGTTATTGAGTTTATAAAAGAATACGACGCTATCTCGTAGAGGTTTAAATGGCTTATTCAGGTACGAGAACATTTAACCTCTCGATAGAGGAAATTATAGAAGAAGCATTTGAAAGATGCGGTCTTGAAGTAAGAAGCGGTTATGATTTAAGAACTGCTAGAAGATCTTTAAACCTTATGTTTTCTGATTGGGCTAATCGTGGTTTAAATTTATGGACCATTGATTACGCAACACAAACAATGACTGCTGGTACAAATTACTATGCTGTTGATCAAAAAGTTGTAGATATTATTGACGCAACAATAACAACAACAGCTAATGCAACTGCAAATTTAGATGGTGATCAAAATACTACAGATGTAGCAATCACTAAAATTTCCAGAACAGAATATATGAATTTAAGCAGAAAGAGAGAAACTAACACAGGTGATGCTAGACCAACACAATTTTGTTTAATTAATGGTCAAGTGACTGTTAATGGATCTACTAGCACAGGAAGACCTGAGCACGACATGACTTTATTTGTTTATCCTAACCCCGATAAAGCTTACATAATGAAGTATTTCTATATAAATAGAATCATGGATGCAGGTGCCTATTCAAATACTGCAGATGTGCCCTTCTATTTTCTTCCTTGTTTAGTTTCTGGATTAGCTTATTATGTTTCTTTAAAAAGAGCACCGCAGATGGCTGCGGGATTAAAAGCGGTATATGATGAAGAATTTGAGAGAACCGCTGATGCTAACCGAGAAAGAGTCTCGTTTAGAGTTAAACCGGCGCAAGCGTATATACCATAGGAGGTAATATGCCAATATGTAAACATTGTGACCATGAATGTCATTGTAGCAACGGCGGATCATGCTGTGGCGGACAATGTAGCTGTGGAAACTGTGAATGTAAAAAGGAGGATTAATGAGTAACCGAAATTGGAATACCCAAACTACTAATAGCAGAGATGGCAAAGGTGGGGTAAAAGGTAATTGGAGTGATCGTGGATCTATTTCAATTCCTAACCCTGTTAAAGCTGGAGCTGTAACTACGAAAGGTATTGCTCCAACTAGCGAAGGAAAAGAATCTGGTGGAACACCAATTGCTATTTCTAAAGGTAAAGTTAGTGGAACTGCACAAGGAATGGGTGCTGCTAAAAAAGGTGGCAAATATCATTGGGTTGGACCTAACGATAGTAAATGGTAGTATAGTAAATGTCTTACGCTAAAGGAAAATATGCAATAGCTATTTCCGATCGTAGTGGATTACAATTTCCCTACAACGAAATGGTGCAAGAATGGAATGGTATGTGGGTACATACAAGTGAGTATGAACCTAAGGCACCTCAATTGATGCCACATGAACATATTCCAGATCCCCAAGCGTTAGAACATCCAAGGCCTGCACGTGTTGCACCAGCAACTACACAAATGCTTCCTTCTGATCCTTTTAGATTTACAGCTGGAAGTAAAAGTGTTTCTATTTTTGCTCCAGGTCATCCTTATACAGCTTCTGATACAATTATGTTTTGGAATGCAACAAATAGTGGAACTGAAGGAACCACAACCCAATTTCAAGGAATGGGTGTAACAGGAACTAATCGTTTTGGTGTACCACCCTCAGAATTAACAGCAGCTGCAGGATTTACTCCAACAAGTGTAACGGATGATTTTATTAATATAACAATTACTTCTACCCCTTCTTCTACTGGTGCAGGTGGAGGAAATGTGGTATTTATTGGACCAACTACGGTGAGCGCATGACAACTTACACTGAATTAGTACAACAAATAAGAGATTACACTGAAACATCTAGTGATGTTTTAACTGATACTATTGTCAATGATATTATTGAGCACACTGAAAACAAAATTTTAAGAGATATAGATTTACCTGTTTTTAGATCTTATCAATATTCTAACTTTACAGTAGGAAATGGTTTTATAACTTTACCTGGTGGAGGAACTACAGTTCCTACTCAGTTTTCTGTTATAAGAAGTGTTATGATATATCCTGCTGCTGGCACAGGAGATAGAACATATTTAGAACAAAGAGATGTTACATTTATGAATGAATATTGGCCAGATAGAGATTCTACAGGAACACCAAAATATTATTCACAATGGGATTATAATACTATATATGTAGTTCCAACGCCAGCTACTGCTAATTATGTAGAAGTAGGGTTAATTAAATTACCTGACAGATTAACTTCTACAAATAGTAATACTTGGCTTGGTGATAACGCACCTGCACTTATGTTGTATGGCTGCCTTGTCGAAGCTTTCAAATATTTGAAAGGTCCAGCAGAAATGCTGCAAATGTATAATCAATCGTATGAAATGGCTTTACAAGAAGTCGCTGCGCAACAAATTGGTCGCGGAAGACGTGATGAACATCAAAGTGGGGTTATTAGAATGCCACGTCCATCATTCTTACCAGGCTTTAGTAAACCAGGTCCAACAGGACCTATAGAAGGAGGACAATAAAATGGCAATATCATCATCAACTGTAACAACAAGTTTTAAAACTCAGGTGTTACAAGGAACGCACAATTTCACTGCTTCCAGTGGTGATACTTTTAAAATTGCTTTGTACACTAACTCTTCATCTTTAGCTGCTTCAACAGCTACTTATGGCGATGGTACAGCAACTAACGAAGTATCCGGTTCTGGTTATTCAGCAGGTGGTAATACTTTAACAAGTGTTACACCAGTAGCAGATGGAACAACTGCGGTATGTGATTTCGCAGATACGTCTTGGACTTCAGCAACTATTACAGCTTATGGCGCTTTGATCTATAACAGTTCAGAGAGTAATAAATCTGTATGTGTGTTGAATTTCGGTGGGGACAAAACTTGTACAAGTGGAACTTTTACAATTCAATTCCCAACAGCTGACGCATCTAATGCTATCTTAAGATTAGCATAGGAGTAACATGG